TTCGAGGTCGCGAATGGCCTGGTCGATCAGGCTCATGTGCTTTTCGAGCGTCGCGGCGTCCGGGTACTGGATGCGCTGCAGCTGGCGACCGGGCGGCAGGTTCAGGATCTCGCCCGGGTGGACCGTCGGGTCGGTTTCCTTGGGCAGACCGTCGTCGCCGATCACCGCGGCGGCCGGCGTCTCACCATAGGTGACCAGCGGACTGAGCAGGTCGCGAGCCACGTATTGCGCATGCATGGCGCGCAGGTACTGGCGGTACTGGACCAGCCACAGCTTGGTGCGGCCGATGCCCCAGCCGACTTTGCGATTCCGCCACCAGTTCATGGTGAGACCGGGCGCGTAGTCGTAGGGAACGCCGAACGGGTACTTGTGGCGGAACTGCTTGACGATGTAGCCCGTCGGGTCGCCCTTGTAGTTCTGGCCGCAGATGGCGTAGCTGACCCAGGTGTCGTCCCAGTGCTCGAGGAAGGTGACCGCGCTCAGCATGTTGCGCGAGGCCTCGATCAGGTTCTGCGACTGCCCGAGCTCCTCGGGCACGATGTTGCCCTGCGAGTCGTAGCCCAGACGGTAGCGCCTGAACGCCGAGCGCATCGGCATCTGCGAGCACTCGAGCACCTCGCACAGGTAGCCGTTGGACCACTGCGGGTACACCTTGCGCGGATCGACGTAGGACCACACGAACGGCGGACCGGCGCGCTTCTTGGCCTCCTCGGTGAGCTTGTCGTAGGCGGTGTAGTCCGCGGTCGACGAGCTCGAGTCCTTGCTTGGATCCGGGATGCCGTAGCGCTCACTCCACAGGTCCGACGCCCACAGGATCTTGGCCCAGCCGCCGCCGTCGTTCAGCGTCGCGTCGGTGACCTGGGTCATCGTGTCTGATCCTGGCTCGCGCGTGCCACACTCCCACAGCGTCTCTTCGGTGAAGTGCTCGAGCTTGGACGCGACCGTCTGCGCCGTGTCGCCCTCGCCGCCGACGATGCTCAGCTTCGGGCGCTCGAGGGTCAGGATGGCGGTCTGCTGGAACGCCTCCTCCGTAATGTCCGGGTCGCGCGGATCAACATGCACTAAAATATAGTCCTTATCTGCCTCAGATAACGCTGGTCTTCGCATTTCTCGTTGTTCTCTGACCAGGTCAATATCGTTATCTTGTTGGAGATAGAGATCGCCTAATTCTGTCTGTAAACTGGTTAAGTACTCAGACGTCGGAGCTTTTAACTCTTTCTTCGACCGATCAACCGCCATCGGGCAATCCAGTACAATTGAGGGCAGCTAGTACCCCCGCGTCGGTTGAGACGACCGGGGGCGTGGCACCACGGAGGATGAGTCCATGGGGCGACCTAAGGGTACGCAGGGTATTGAGTGCACGTGCAAGACGTGCGGCGCGTCGTTTCGCGAGTGGCCGTATCGCATTGCTCAGAACGGCGGGCAGTACTGCGGCCCCAAGTGCTGGTCGATCGACCACACCATCACGAGCTTCTGTCGCAACTGCGACAAACGCATCAGCATCCCGAAGAGCGAGTCGCGCAGCCCCTACGGGCAGCGCTACTGCGACTACACCTGCCGTAGCGAAGCGGCGCGCAAGCGTCTGCCGATGCGCTTCTGGGCCAACGAGTTCCATGTGACCGCGCGACAACCGGTGGGTGCTCACCGAGTCGCGTGGATACTGACGAACGGTGGGCCCATCCCTGAGGGGATGTACGTGTGCCACACGTGCGATGTGCCGGCGTGCGTCAACCCCGCGCATCTCTATCTCGGGACTCCCGTGGACAATGCGCGCGACGTCGTGGTCCGCGGTCGGCGTAAACCCAGGATGCGCCCAGTGTAACGCTCAGTGTTTCACGCGAGATGTTTCACGCCGGCTAGACGGCGTTGTCAGGCTGCGGTGTCTTGCTCCTGCTCCTCGCGGCGACGGCGCTCTTCGATCCGTCGGTGACACCTGCGGTGGACAGCCACCAGGTCTGTTGCTTCCTCATAGCCGAGGTTGTCGTACGTGGTGTGATGTGTGTCGAACCAGCGCGGGTCAAGCAGATAGCCACATTCCCAACAGCGAAACTGCTGGTAAATCAGGACCTCGTAGCGCTGGCGGTAGTGGACTTCAGAGCACCACCAACGCTCGTACGGGGAGCTGTGCCTGTGCTGAACAGCTCGCGTTGTGCGCGACTGGAGGTACGCGTCACGGTCGAACAAAGCGGGCTGCGCGGTATCCTGTGGGCGCGCGTTGGAAACTCGATGGCTCATACCACACCTGCTTTCTGACCGCGTTCGACCGGGAGTGTTGGAGCACTCCCGGTCGCCTTCTACGGTCCAAAGCTGAGTTTATGCGCTCAGCCTCAGTAGGCTAACGTCTGCTGAACGTTGTGCCCCGAGCGGCGCCCAGCGGTGCCCAGCGGCGCCGAGACGCCACGACACGCCACTGGACATCACTAGACATCACATGCGACTGAGTGCAACTGAGTGCGACTCCGCCGAGTCCGGGTAAATTGTGACACTCAGCGCTGTGCGCCGGCGCATTCGAGCGTTTCGCGAAGCCTGCATCACCGTCGCCCGGCCGCGAAGCGGTACGAGCTCCGGCCGCGCGGAGCGCCCTCGAACGACTCGCCCAGGTGCGCGAGTGCCAGAGCAATGACACAGTCGTCATGCAGTCCGGCCGGCGCCGAGTAGCGCACCATGCCGGTCGCCGTGACGCTCGACTCGAACGCGAGCAATTCACCGCGCTGCACCTGGTCGTCCAGCAGCGTCAGCTGGCCCTGCTCGAGCGCCAGCGCCAGACTCTGGATGACTGCGGCCTTGCTCGCGTTGGTCGCGGTCCAGGCATAGATCGGCAGCGCCGCGCGCGGCTTGCCCACCAGCCGCGCGTAGCCGGTCTGTAGGCGTTCGACGAGCGGACCGCCCATACTGTTGGCCTCCGCCACGATCTGCAGCGGGTGGTACAGGTCGGCCCACATGTGCAGCCGTTCGGACTGGTACTCGTAGTCGATCTCGGAAAATCGGTCCAGCGCGACCTGCTCGCCGACCGTCACGTCGATGACGCTGATGGCGGTGAAGTCGTTGGTGCGCCCCCAGTCCACGCCGAACACGTACTGGTGGCCGCGTTCGGGCCCGTGCTGCTGCAAGCGTGAGACGGCGTGCACGCCGCGGAAGACACCGGCGCCCTCGAGCTGGACGAACTCGGCCAGGTACTCCTGGGCGAAGATGCGCTCCGGCAGCTCGCGCCGCGCCGCCTCGATCTCCTCGGCACGGATGTAGGGTGACGCGGAGCTCGGCATCTGCCACGACATCCACTCGGACTGCAGCGCGTCCTGGCCGAGCTGGTACAGCCCGTGGAAGGCGTCCAGTCCTTTCGGCGTGGACAGGAACCACGCGTCGCCGCCGAGCACGCTCAGGGTTGGCCTGAGACTTGCCTGCCAGACCCTGTCCAGATCGCGGACAAGTGCCGCCTCATCAACGACGATGCGGCGGTACTTTCTGCCGCGTGCCGCGTCCGGATCGTCCAGCGACCAGCACTCGACTGAGCCCCCACCGCGCGTGGCGATGCGGTGCTGCTGCTCGCTCTTTTCGACCGTGATTGGCGCGAGCACCTGGCGCAGGTGACGCCACACTTCCTCGAGGTACTTGTACGTCGGCGCCATCCAGGCGCACGGCTGGCGCTCGACGATGTCCGCGACACGGTTGATGCCGAGCGTCGTCTTCCCGATCTGCCGGCCGCAGGCGGCCACATTGAAACGCCTCGCTTCAGCGATCATCTGCGCCTGGGCCGGGTGCGGGTTCGGCAGTTGCAGCGAGCTCGAGCGGCTCCGTGTCGCTGACGGGTCGGAATCCGGCGAGAAGTCGAATGAGCGTATCCCGCTCGGCGCCCAGTAAGGCGGCAAGGTCTCCGGCGGTTTGCCCCTGAACGTAGGCATGGGAGGCGGCCGCTTGAAGCTGAGCGCGAAGCGTCGTGATGTGCTCGGCGACGAGGTCAAACAGCATCGCCTCCAGCGCCTCGGGACTGCGAGCGTTTGCACGCGTTGCTGCAACTGCTGCATCCGCGGCGGCCCAGCGCGAGACCAGCCCGGTGTCCAGGTTGAAGCGCCGCGCGGCGTCGTTGATGGTGGCCCCGGCGATGATCGCGGCGAGGACCTGGGCGCGCAACTCCGGTGGGTGGGCGACACCGCGGGTCATGCCGCGACCCGGGCGAGCAGCTCGAGCTCGGTGGCATAGTCGGCGCTGAGGTCGTGCCACTCTGCGACCGACAGCACAAAGCGTGGCGTGGAGTGCAGCAGCGTGCCGACGGCGCGCAACTGGTCCTCGGCGCAGCGGACCGAGCAGTAGCGCTGGATGACCGCCACGCCGAGCAGTGTGCCGCAGCAGACGCAGTGCATGTCATTGCTTCGACAGCGACTGGAGCCGCTCGTGCATTGCGGCGTTCCACATGCGCTGGAAGCGCTCATGCGCGGCTTCCTTGTCAGCCACGATCGCCGCCAGCTCGCCACGCTCCATGCGCGTGATTTCGTCATGACACCGCCCGCAGACGCTCATCAGATCGAACAGCGGCTCGTTGCGCCAATGACGGTAGGTCAGATGGTGAACCTGCGTCGCCTTGGAGGCGCACTGGTCCAGGCCGGCCTGGCACAGGTACTTGTCGCGCAGCAACACGGCGGCACGACGAAGCTGCCAGGCCGAACTCGCGAGATAGCGTTCGTGCTGGGCGAGCCATTCTGGATCCGGTTCAGCCATCGCCACTTACCCGCGAAATCCGCTGAGATCGTCGGGCACCGGACGAATTTTGTGGCGCGGCGAGTCGAGATGGTCGCTGTACGAGCCGGTGAAAATGTCCGGGCACAGCGGGCATTGCTGGGCGCCATTCGGCAAGCGTTCGGGTCGAACTGGTGGGCCGTAGAGTTTTTCGATGGCGGCGGCGACGTCGCGGGTTGGGGCAACGACGGCGCCCAGAGGCGAAGCCTCGATGGGGCGTCCGTCGTCGGGATTTGGGGAGGGGGTAGGGGGTAGGGTGGACGACCCGAACCCGTTAGAGACGGAGTCCCGGTGGACTTGACCCTTCGGGTCGTCCACGGGACCGGGACCGGGGGTTGATTTTGCTTGAGCGTTTGCTTCAGCGTTTGCTGAAGGTTTTGGTCGACGTTTTGCTGCAGCAGATGCTTGACCACCGGCTTGGCCATTTGCTCGCATGGCGGCGCCCAGTTCGCTGATCTGTGCCCGCGAGCGGTTGTAGTCCAGGTAGTCGTGCAACTGGAATCCACCGTCGCATCGCTCCCACATTCCGGCCACCACCAACGTCTTGCACGCTGCACCCACACCTGGCAGTGCCGGCCACGCACCGGTGGGAATGAATCCGTCACTCCGCGTTGCGTCACAGTAACTGATCGACCACGCGTGCAAGCCCATCGCTGCCAGTCCTAATTGCAAGATTTTGGGGTGCGCGTGCCAGCCCGTATCCAGACGCGCCATGTCTTCCTCCAGCTATCGCTCCCTTTTCCTGGTCAGTTTGGGTACCAGACTCAGTTCCACCGGCAGCAGCCACTCGTCGAGGGTTGCCCACGAGATGCACTCCAGGTCGGTGACGGCCTTCACGCCGTTGACACACTTGCACGAAATCAGCACACCGTCGTGCGTCGTATAGCGTGCGCGCAAATCCTCCTCCATCTCGACGAGCAGGAACCGACTCACCTCAGAGCAGCCCCTCGCTCGCTCTTTGCCGCTCGACCTCGCCGTGCTCGAACTCGAACCGCGCGATTCTGTCCTCGAGCTCCAAGTTCGCCGCCTCGACGACGTCGTCCGCCTTGCCGAGCGCCAGCGGCTCGAAGCCGTCGAGGTGCAGCTCACGGGCGCGGCGCACGAGCTCCCGATTGCGGCGGTACTTGTCGACCAGCTGCTCGGGTGGTGCCGGCGACGGAGATGCGGGGTCCGCCGCCGCACCCGACGCCTCAGGTGCGGTGAGGTCCTGAGCGCTTGCTGGCTCGGTGCTTCGCGAGAGCACCTCGCCCGTCTGTCGATCAACGACGTGATCGCCAGAAACGACCACGTCATCCTCCGCGGCGTACACCTGGTCGTAGGTCCGCGCGTCGCGCGCGATCTTCGCCGGGTCGTCGCGCACCCGCTCGTCCGCGGCGGCGGCCTCCTCCCACGCGCCAGGCGCCGGCTGCACCTGTAGTCGGTCCGTCTGCTGCGGAAAGCCTTTTCTCAGCGCGTGCGACTCGGCGCGGATGGCTAACTGGTTGTGCGGGCGCTTGCGGTACTGCTCGCCCTTTTTGCCCTCGCCCGGGTAGAACTCGGTCCAGCGTGCCGAGCCGGTGAACGGCACACGCTGCCCAGCGACGATCTTCCACACCGTCACCGTCGCCTTCGACGGCGCACCCTTCGGCTGGCCGACGTCCTCGTATTCGTAGACCGCCTCATCGGAGCCGGCGTAGCAGCCGCTCTCCTCGGCCTGGGCGCGGTAGCCGTTGATGCCCACCACGATCTCGCCGGGTGAGTTGCGGTCGTACTGAATGAAGTAGATCTGCCGCGTCATCGGGTCCAGCCCGAGGCGGCGCGCGTTGTACAGGAACGTCGCCAGCTCCAGCGCCGTGGCACCAGGACAGATCGTCTGGCGGATCAGCTGGATGACGCGGTCGTTGAAGCCGGTCACCTGGGCCAGGTTCGACGCCTGCCGCTTGACGCTGAGCGCCGGCAGGTCGGCGCGTTCAATCGCTTGGGTCATATTCCTCCGTTCAGCATCCGAAGTACTTCACCGCGTCGAACTCAGACGCACGCCCGACCGAGATCATCCAGTTGATCGCCGCGCGGTTGGCGTCCGGGTTGTAGACACTCAACCCTGCTCGACCCTGCGGAGTCGAAGCCCACGTGCCAGGCAGAAACTGGCCGAGCCCGGAGGCGCCGCTGCGGTTGTGCGCGCTCGGGTCGCCGCGGCTCTCGA